CTGTTCCTACTGTTGTAGTACTTCCTTCTACTACTAAGTTTCCAATTACTGTTAGATTGCTACCTATTTTAGCATCACCATAAACGTGAAGATTTAATCCTGATTCAGGTGTTACTCCTATTCCTATTTGTGTTGTTGATATATATAATGGAGTAAGGTTTCCAAGTCCGTCTGTGATTTGTTTTGCTGTTGTTCCTATTGCATCATTGTCTATTGACTTTAATAACGCATCATAAGTATTTTTTATTTTCGTGCTTGTTAATGTAGCCATTATTGCTTTTTAAATAAGTTAATAATTTTTTTACGTTCCCCTCTTTAGGTTTGTAAATCTTTTTTATAATACCCATCCGTTAAATGTTGCATCTTTATCAGGATTTATATCCTCATTAGTATTACTTGTATATTCAGGAAATAAGTTTTGATTGTTAGCCATATAATCTATAAATCTTCTTGTATAGTATTCTGCAAACTCTCTTTCTTTATTTACTAAATAATCTACTTCATTCTTAGATACTGTCTCACTATTTTCAGATGAGTGTTTAAATACTCCTCCATTCTTAACCTGGTAAGCTGCAAATGGTAAATAATCTACCATAGCAAAATGAATAAGCATAGGTTGGATATAAGTATTTACTAAACTTAGATAGTCACCTGTTAAAGTATCTGCTATAATATCACTACTGATTTTATTATATAAATCACTTCCAAGATAATTCCTAACGTGAATCTGTTGAGCTATTTTAATAAACTGAATAAATTTATCTACATCGACATTACCATCTATTATGGTATTTCTTTTAATGTCTATTGGTTTTATGAATAATGCTGTTGCCATATCTTATTTATTATAACTTGGGTGATGTCCTTCATTAGGCATATCTTTTGGAGCTATCTTTGCCTTTTTATGTCCTGCAGGAGTTGGTTGATATGATTTAGGAATATTATCTACCTCATCATAGTTTTGTATGGATTTTTTCATTGTCTTAGATTTTAACCTATACAACACTTCACTCCAATAGTGACCACAATTAACTCCTCCTTTATATTTGAATAAATCATAAGATTTTCCTTTATGTCCAAATGACTTATTTACTCCTGCTCTACTAGCCTTATCAATATCTTCTATTCTATAAACTACTTTACGTCTACTTCTATTCATCATAATTCTACAGAATTGTCTTGATTTACCAGAAGAATATTTCTCATTGTATTTATATCTCACTTTATATAAAGACTTATCTAAGTAGCTAAATCCTGATTTCTTAGAATCGATACTTTTCTTTTTTAAGTTTTCTTTCTTAGATTGTATTAATCTACTTGCCCATTCTTCTTCACTTTCATTGTCATCTTTATATTCTCTTGCATCTACTTCTTCCCATCTATTAGACATTGTCTCACCTCTAAGTTCATCAAGAATAATATCAAACTCCTCATCAGTTAGGTCTTCCTTAGATAACTTAACACCAGTTTCTTCTTCTTTAGTTTCCTCATCCTCTACATTATCTAATTCTGTAAATTCTAAAGGTTGTAAAGTCTTAAAGTATAATTTAAGTGAGATACCATTATAAGCTAAGATTTGGTCAAAGGCATCTATTAAAAGATGTTGAAAAGGTCTGATAACAGTATTGTCCATAAGCGTAGAAGCTGTTTTAAGCTCATCTGCATTGTTTCCTAGCCCTGAGTTATCTTTTATACCTAAAAGCATCGGAGAAACGACCCTATGAGCTACCATTATCTTTTTAGTAGACTCCTCAGACAAGAATTGATACTGATTATGTGCATCACTAAGTTGAACAGGCTCTATACTTGCAGCACTCTCTGCATTATCATTAAAAGCTAATATGAACTTACCTGCATTACTTGACCCACTAAATTTGTTATATATTCTTTGTTCTATAAGTCTTCTTTCCTCTGCATTAGGAGTACCGTTGTTAAAGTTAATTAACATTGAAGGACTCATACCATTAAGTATGTTGTTTAAGTGAAAATTAGATACTTCTTCTTCAAGCTCTGCATATTGTAAACCTCCTTGATAATCTACAGGACTATAATAATAATATCCTGATCTATATGGTTTTACATAAAGTATTTCTATAGCTTCTTTGCTTGTACCAAATGCAGGTATTCTTAAAGGCTTGTCAGAAGGTCTAATCTTTTCCCAGTCTTTCCAATAGTAATATGCTTCAATATCTCCTTTCTCATTACACTTCTCTGCTCTAAGTGTTTCTACAGGCATATGCTCTATCTGAGCAATCTTAGTTCTGTCTTTAGAATAAATTACCTGTATTGCACATTGTCCCATTAATTTTAAGTCGTATGCTAATCTTCTTACACTATCATTATCAAATAATGAAATCATTTGTGCATACTGATCTGGTTTTTTATTGGAATTAGTAGCATCTAACCCTTTACCATATATCATAGAAGATACAGCATTTATTATGGCATTGTTAGTTGGACTTCCATTATATCTGTCTATTAGATATTGAAAGTAGTTGTTGTCCTCTCCATAAGAAATCCAATCTCTATTACTAACTTCTTTTATTTTAGGACTTGTGTAAGTGCTTAAATTTACTATTCTTAAATCGTTCATATTATTATGTAATCGTTATCGTGAGAACCTGCTGTAGTATCAAATGTATATTGACCATCATTAATTGAATAATAGTCATTACTTGATTGATCTACAGTTTGGTCAGTACAAAATACTTTGTCTTTGTATATTATATTAGAAGATGTATCTAATAACTCTATGTCATAAGTTCTACCCTCTTTTAATATTGAATTTCCTGAAGATGTATATTCATTAGAAATACTTAGATAATTACCATCAACAGATGGAGTTACTGTAAAGCTAAATTCTTCATTTAATGAATCGTCTCTTACTTTTAAAGTAGTAGAAGAAGTAACATAACTTCTTGGTATAATCTTTATAGTTTGAGATGATGCACTTGTAGTAAGTTTCTTCATACTTATATATCGAAAAAAAAACTATATTTTGTGTTAAATGCAAAAAAAAAGAGGACATATAGTCCCCTTAATTTTCTAACTTAATAATTTATTATCCATTATTAGGAGTAGCAGGTGAAATCTTAGCTGCATTTACATTATCAGTTACATCAGTTGAATCTGCAAGGAATGCAGGAGCTGATACTTCTTGAGCTGTTAATGTTAAAGAGAATGACGAAGCATCTCCCATAGCTGCACCTGTTGTAAATGAGCCACCAGATACTTCACATCCGTGTTCTCTACCCATTAAAAAGAAATTACCATTATAATCCTCTATTACGATTTGTGGACGTCCTAAAGCTATAATCTTTAATTCTTCTTGTGTTTTACTATCTAATAATTGTAACGAAATATTTAAAGTTGATTCAAAGAAAGTAGTACCGTTTTCTCTTGAGCTGTTTACTGCTGTCTCCATAGATGAACTACCTTTAAGGTCGTATTGAAAAAAGTCAGGAGTTCCTCCTATATCTACTTTTTCTGCATCTGTGGCATTATCAGTAACAGTAAGACCATAATCTGCAAAGTAAACTGTTTTAAGTCCACCTACTGAAGATTTACAAGGTATGTTTCTTCCTGTTGTTAATGTACAAGCCATATTATTATAATTTTTATAAGAAAGGGTAAGCAGGTTTAACCCACCTACCCTTCTATGTTAAACAATTTATTATGCTAATGTCAATAAAGATAGGTCACTTCCTATTCCATATTGTACACCTGCTGAGAATCTCATTACTACTCTTACGTTTTGAGAACCATCTAAGTCAGCCATATCTAATAACTTAACTTCGTTGTGGTCAGATAATAGACCTGTACCGAAGTAAATGTTAGATTTTTGTCCTGCAACAATGTGATTTGTTGGCATACCTGGAGCTAATACAACTTCGATACCATCGAAAGAAAGTGCATTACCTTGATTGTACCATAAACCACCTCTATTATCAACACCTGAACCACCAACACCATTAGCAGCATATCCTCCTAATTGTCTGATGTATGATTGCCAAGCTATTGTTGGAACGTAGATTTTTAAATCTTCTTTTCCATATACTGCAGAAGGAAGTGAATCTACTACGTTTTCTAATAAACTGATAATGTTAGTTGAACTGAAAGCAGTTTCACCACCATTAGCTGCATCATTAACGTCTCCGTCTGCTGCTGCTAATACTGTGATTCCATCAAACTCTCCTGCGTTACCATTAACACCACCCCAAATGTTTTGCTCATTCTTTTCTGCTACCAATCCTGCAACGTGACCGATTAAGAAATCAGAAAACTTTGGAGGTAATTGGTCATTCAGAGAACTAAATCCCATTGAGATCGCTTCCCAATCTGAGATAAAGTCTTGCTTACAAAGCTCAAGGTTTACTTGGAATTGCTCTGGTTGTAAGATTCTTTCTGTTAAAGTAACAGTAGCTGTATCACTAAAGTCACAAGAAGCGTCTTTAATAACATTAGCATCTGTTGCTACTTTTTTGATTACATCTTTAAACTTTACGTTAGGTTTAATTTCGATGTTTCCTTTTTCTAATGTCGGTGAACTCAACAAAGCTGCCGAGATGTACTTTCCCGAAAATTCTCCAGAA